GATAAATAAAAGTAGTCAAGAAGTAGTCAAAAACAATAAAATAACGAAAAGACGATATGCGCAAAAGGTTCGACTCCTGCTGGCGCAATTATAGGAAAAAGCGCATGATTGCTGGATTTTTAGCAGTCATGCGCTTTTTTGTGTTGATTTTGAATTGCAGATACTAACAGATACTAACGCATAGTCTCAGCTTTTGACGTGCGAAAAGTAGTCAAAAAGTAGTCAGAGCACTTCAGCCGCTCGCGATAGTCTCCCAGTACTTCACGATCTTACCGGGCACGGCGTCCTTGTCCGTCAAAAAGGCGGCGGCGAGGTCTGCGTAAAAGTTCGCGGTATCGATGCCGTAGGACTTGGCAACCATGCAGTAATCGGAAAACATCATATTCATGGCGGCGTAGAAATCCGCCTTGTCGTAGGAGAGGCCGCGCTGAGACATCACGGCGCTGGTCTGATCCGGCGTCCAGTGGGAGCCGGTGGTGCCGTCGGCGTTTTGCATTTTGGACGTCCAGCGCTTCGCGTCCTCTAGGGTGAGGTGTGCCGGATGGGCGGCGTGCTCAACGTGGGCGGTTTCGTGCTTGTCGGCCTTGTGGTGCTCTTCAGCGGGGGCAGACATGGCGTCGAGGCCGCAGATGCTTTCAATCAGCTTGTGGGCGTCGTCGAGATCACAGCGGCAGAACGTCCCCCGCTCCTCGATATCATGAAGCTCCTTGCACATGCGTGCACGTAGATTATCGTAACACATGGCAGTTACCTCCTCACAGCTTGGTGACGGTCACGGCCAGATTGGAGACCGTAGATTCTGCGCCGCCCAGCGCAAAGGACAGGATGGAACTGCCGCAGCCGACATTGCGGACGATAAAATCGAGAGACAGGTTTGCCGATTCGGCTGCTACGGTCGTAGTGGCGGCCGCAGTGGCACCGATCACAGCGACGCCGTCCTTCTGGCCGGTAACGGAGACCGTACCGGCGGCGGTGGGTGCGACGGTGGCCGAGGCGTTGACCAGATAGTAGCCGGGCCCGGCCAGCGTGATGGTGTTGCCGTCCTGCCGGATGCACTGGCCAAAACGGCGCACCGTGGTTCCCACGGGGATGATGTTGCCGACCGCGAGCGCGGTGGGGGTGGTGTTGGCGGTATAGATAGCAGACCTAGACATAGTCATATCCTCCTTAAAAAATAAGCGGAGCAGCTTTTGCCGCCCCGCCAATCCTCGCCTAAAGGGCGTATGTGTTAGATGTTTCCGCAGCCGTTATTGCAGCCGCAGAAGGGGCTCGGACCCGCATTGTAGGAGTAGCCGTTTGGGTACTTCACAACGCCGTACATCTGGGAGGCCAGTTCCAGCTGGCTGATCCGCTGATTCTGGGCCGCGATGGTCTGCTCATACTGCTGCTTCTGCAGCTCGGCAAACTTCGCGTCAATGTTGGAGTTGATCGCGCAGGTCTGCTTGTCCATCTGAGCGGACAGATTGGCCGTTGCCAGACGGTTGTCGCAGCAGCACTGTGCGAGCTGGCTCTGGATGTTGTTACCGGTCTGGAGGATGGTGGTGTTGGTACCAGCCTGTGCCAGAGCAACTTCCTTGCCGAGCTGGCCGATGTTGCCCTGCATCTCATAGCCGAGATTACAGATACCGTTGCCGATGTTGGTCAGGCGGTCGTTGATCTGGCCGAACTGCTGGCCATAGAGGATCTCCTGCTGGCTTGCCGCAGTGGCATACTGACCATACTCGCCCTGACGGTTGCCCCACAGGCCACCGCCGCCCATAAAGACGAACAGGAAGAGGATGATGATCCACCACGCGCCGCCCTGTCCCCAGCCGTCGTTATCGTTGCCACGGGTCACGGCAGCGATATCGCTCAAAGACATGTTATCCATAGTTGATTTCCTTTCTTGCGAATTGTGAATATATTTCAAGTTGTGCGCACAACTCTCCGACTACTTGAGGAAGGGCATGATCTGTTTCGCCATCGCTTCTAGCTGGTGGTACTGCTCATCTGACATTTTGCCGGACTTGCGCAGCATCTCCACCTGTTGCTTCGGGTCGCCCTTAAAAGAGGCCCGGAACTGCTGGAACTGCTGCAAAATCTGCATCACATTGCCCATCGGGCCGGGCATAGATGAGCCGGAGGTGCCGCCTAGGAAGCGCATCAAAGGATTTGCCATACCTTAACCCTCCTTTGCCCTTGCGGGCCTTGCAGGAGCCGCCGGGGCAGTCTGATACTGCGCCATCACACGCTCTACCTCGGCCTTTACGGCAGCCTGTATCTTCTGATCTGCTTGCGCAGAGGTTAGATACTGCGTCTCTGCCGGTGTCTGCATCGCCGCCGGGTCGATCTTTGTCAGGCGGTAGTACTCGCCGGATGCGTAGCCCATCGTGTCTGCCTTTTTGACAGCCATGACAGGCTCGTTTTGCACCATAATCCAGCGCGTTTCGCCGGGCTGTACCATGACCTTGTCCACGTCTGCGATAGTTGGCACCATGGTAAACGGGTTTTGTGCGGCCATCTGGCCTGTCTGTCCCTGCATCTGCGGCATGTACTGGTTCTGCCCGTAGCTACTCATAGGCTGCGACCCGTACGGGCCGGGCCGCCATCCTTCATAAGGATATCCCATATAGATCCCCCTTTCTTCTGGGATGATTTTATCTCTTTCCCGGAAAGCGAGAGACAACGAAGGTACAACGAAGGACAAAAAAGAAAAGCCCTCACACTGCAAAGGGCAGCGTGAGGGTAAAAAAATACGTTCAATGAGTATAAAATTTTTGAAAAACGCTTGACTTTTGCACCCAGTGGGTGTATACTATAGACAGTGAAAGACACATGAAACCACAACGGAGGAACGAAAAATGAAAAACTTCAACCTGCACGACATCATGAACACCGCTTGGAAGATCCGCAAGGCCGCGAAGATCACCATGAGCGAAGCTCTGAAGAAAGCATGGCGAATTGCAAAAGCCATGGTGCTTGGTGCTCGTGTTTGGGAAAGGGGCAGCAAGTCTCGCCTGTACCTGAACGAAGCCGGGAAGTCCATCATCGGCCTGACCTATTGCACCTATAACTCCGGCAACATCCGCTCGGCAAATCTCAACGGTGAGGAGATCTCCAACGCCGAGTGTGGCCGGGTTCTCAACGCTCTGTACGGTGCTTATCTCGATCTGGCTGATTGGACTATCCACACCGGGCTGTCCAAGTCTGCTGCATCCGTCAATGAATCCCTGACGAAAGCATTTGCTTTGTAAGAAAGAGGTGACCAAAATGAAAAAGTTAACTGCTGACGAGTTTGCCACTAAGGTCATGGCCACCGGTACCGAAATTGAGTACGACAACGGCGTTTGGATGATCTACGCGCACCTCACCGATGATGGCGACGTCAAGACCTCTCATCTGGACGCTCGCGACCTGATGGTCACTACCAGCATCGAACTCTCCGATGAAGAGGGCGAGGCACTCATGAACGGCAGTATGGACGACGTTGAGAGACAGGCCGTCGTGGAAGACCTTTACCCGAAGTATCTTGAAGCTCTGGAAGATATGGAGTAAAGAAAAGTCCCCCAGACGGCGCACGAACACCGACTAGGGGACCTTAGTGAAAGACACCTCACATGGAGGTGTACGATTATCCTATCACACGAAAGAAAGGAAGTCAACTATGTATACCAGTGCTGAACTTTTTAATATGGCTGCCGACCCGGAAGCATCCATGGCAGCGTTCCTCAACAGCATCACCCTTAGCGTCCCGGACGATGCTTCCGACTGCATTGATCTGGACGCCGAGAAGGAGCGGCTGTCCGTCATCTGGGATCTGGCGCACCTGTCCATGCGGGAACTGGTAGATCGTACTGGCCTGTCACAGACCGCCTTTGCAAAGCGGGCGGGCATTCCGCTGCGCACGGTGCAGAACTGGTGCGCCGGAAGCCGGGACTGCCCGGCATACGTCCGCTTTTTGCTGGCTGAGCATTATAATCTTCTGTAAAACTAAAAATCCCCCGCTTCGCTTACAAAGTACCTCGCGTGGAACGCAGGGCTTCGGCAAAGCAGGGGATTTTTTCACACATTCAGCATTTTATTAATAATTTTCAGTCTATTGCCGATTGATGTCCGACAATACGGCACACGCGCTGCAATATCAACTTGGCATAGCTGATCAACGTACCGCAACCGGGCGATTTTCCGGTCATACCTCCCAAGCGGCGCACGTTTTATCACAGCTTTTATCTGTTCTGCATTAAGCCCTTGCAACGCTGGCGGAAAGACTATACGAGCCGCCGCCACGGGCAGCACCGAGCCAGAAAGGCTGCGGCAGCTCTCCGGCGTTGCGCACCATATTGCCAATGACGGCAAACCGGTGACAAAACGTCACCATTTTGACAACGTCGGCAGAATGGCATGTTTTCGTGAGTCCACGAAAACGTGCGCAGACCATTTTCGTGATGTCACGAAATTGCTCTTGTGCGGCGTACATTTTGTTAGTGTCAACAAAATGCTCGTATGTAGTGCTTGCCATGATATCCTCCTTACTGCTTTTGCAGGGCTTCCCTTGCCCGGTCAAAGAAAAACTGAATCACCTTGCTCATGGTCTCTTCGGTGATTGCCCACGAGACCAGCTTGCCCCACTTGCTGTTATCCAGATAGTGACGCAGCATCTTGACGCACCACGCCTTGCGTTCTGCGCCGCGCTTCGTGCCCTGAATTTCGTGCTCCGCCCTTGCAATGAGATCGAGCACAGTGCCTTTGACCGCCGCGCCGTAGCCCAGACGGATAAGCCCCAGCACAAGCGAAACAGCGCCCACAACGATGAGCGCAAGTGCCAGCCATGCGGGCAGGGGTGTGAGAATGGTTTTAAGGATTGCTTCCATGATTTGTTACTCCTTTCAGCAGGTAGTTGTTGATATCGGATTTGCTTTTTTGCATACCTTCGCGGTTGTTGCCGGACAGTTGCGCATCCAGAAGGTTCTGCACGCCAACAAGGACGAGACGCATTTCTTCATCGATGCCGTCAAATCGCGTCATGTCGCGTCTAAGGGCCGCGGCGTGCTGTGTGGAAACGGTTTCTACCGCAGCCAGTCGCTTTTCAATGGCGTCAATGCGTTTGTTCTGCGCATCGTCAGGGGCTTTTGCCTTTTTGATGTACTTATGGATGATGTCCAGCACCTTGTCGACCGTGATGGCAGCGGCGCACAGGCTGCCAAGAACGCCCAGAACCCACAGTAAAGCTTCTTTTTCGCTCATGCGCCCTCCCGGAGCCGGTCAAGCCCCTTTTTCGCAATAATGGCGGCGTAGTCCTTATACGCATGGCTCAGGTCTACCGAGCCGCTCACGCCCGGCACGCTGGCGGTGCTGGTGTACTGCCACATCCCAAAGGAAAAGTCTGTTTTGGGCTTGTCCTCCGGTTTGGTCTTGCTCTTGTCTCTGGGATATCTTGCCAGCCATACATCGTACTTGCGCAGCGCCGCGCCACCCATGTACAACTCCGTCTGCGCAAAATTTAGCCCGACATACAGCAGAGCATAAAAGCCCCAGCGCTCCACCGTAGCAAGCGCATAGGCGGCAAGGTCGGTCAGCGCCTGTGTGGACAGCTTCTTGATTTTGTTGTCCTCCACGTCCACGCTGATGGGCAGCTCAAAGGTCTTTCCGGTCAAGGCAGTCTTGAGCAAGGCAAGCTCTGCGTCTGCCATCTCTTTATCGGTGGCGTAGGTGTAGTAGTATACGCCAACCGGCAGACCAACGCGCTTGCATTCGGCATAGTTGCGCTCAAATGTCGGGTCAATGTACAACCCATCCTTGCGCTTGCTCAGCTTGCGGTTGGTGGACACGGCTTTAAGCATCACGCCGTCAATTTTGACGCTGCGCTTCACCGCGTCCCAGTCGATGCGGCCCTGCCAACGGGAGACGTCTAAGATGGTCTTATCAGCCATTTTCCTGCGCCTCCTTGTCCAGCTCGGCCTGTACGCGGGCCCGCCAGCGGGTCGGCACGTCGTCGATGGTGAAGGTGCCGTCAAATCGGTGGAGCTTGATCTGTGTCACGTAAAATTGTACCATGTCATACCTCCTGTGCGGCCAGCTCAATGAGACCGGCTTCCAATGCTGCCAGCCGCTCCTCTGTGGTGGGTAGGGTGCTTGCCGGTTCCGGCTCCGGCACCGTGCCGCCCTCTGCCACCTCGTAGCAGTCGGCCTTATCCTCAATGACCCACAGCGTGTCGCCCACCCCACAGGCGGCATTGTGCTCGTTCACGGCCTGTGCCATCTCAGCGTAAGCGGTGCACTGCTCCTGCGTTTCTACGGGCTTGGCGAGGGTGTAGCCTAAAGTAATTTCCATGTGTCTTCCTCCTTACTTCCAGCGGCCAATGGCGAGCCAGCTTGTATTGCCTCTTGCATTTTTGTCTGCTGCACCAATCGAAAAGCCTGTGGTTGACTCCCAGCCAACAATAACCGTCGTATTACCAATATTTGCGTTAGATGCAGCAACAACTGCCGGGATGCTTGCAAATGCCACCGGGAAATTAACACGTCTATTTGTTTCCGTGATATACCCGTCAACGTAGCAGCCGATTTCCCAGCAAATCTGCGTGCCATCCGCAAAGCGGATGTATTTGTCGCCGGAGGCGACGACGACTGTTAATCCGATGCTATCTGCCGGACGCAAATCAACGTACTTTCCTGCGGTTTCTACGAGCACAAGCGTGGAAGCAGTTACCTCATTAAAACGCCGCTCATAATCACCCCATTTGGCAGAGTTGTCTGCGGTGTCGTGCAGACCAAGCTTCCCAGCCAGCGCGTCACCGGTAGCCTTTGCGTCAGCCGGTGCGTTCTCAATGGTCAGGGTCTTGTCGATTATATCCACCGTGCTGTTGGTGGTCATAGAACCAATTGCCATTCAGTTCACCTCATTCTTTGCCAGCAGAATCACCACAATGTTGATGTCTACCGCTGGCCTTTTCTTTGCATAAACTCGGATGTACCCGTCAAACGTCTCCATCGTTGCGCTCAGGCCCGGGGTGGAGAGCGCTTCGGTGGTGTTTTCCAGTGCGGCCATACCCATTGGTACTTTTTCAACGGAAGAGTCTTCCAGCGTCAAATCGCATTGCCACTGGTTGACCCCCACAGTGTTTTCTGCCTGTACCCACCCATTGACAGGTACCGTCAGGCTGTAGGTGCGGGAACCTACCGCAAACACTGAGAGAGTAAACTTCACATCGCCGTCCGGAACGTTCACCGCATACAGACGCACGCTGCCGTCCTTCGTCTCAATGATATTCGCCACCCGCGCCACGAAAGCTGCCATAGCGCTCTCCGGCAAAACAGCCGCAAAAGCGTTCCACTTGGCGGTGCAGTCCGCGAGGGCCACGTCGGCATAATAGCGGTAAATGCCGATGGGCGTTTCCAGCGCCGTCCACCCGGCCTGCGGGGCCGTCAAAGTAAAGGTGCGAGAGTATCCGCCGCCGTAGCCTTTGGCGTTCTGCGTCACCACTTGTTTGGCGGCTTCCTCGTATCTGGCCGCGTTGATCTCCGACGTCGCCGCCGCCGTTTTGGACTTTTCCGCCGCGCTGGCCGAGTTGGCTGCTGCCGTGGCACTTCCCGCCGCGGCGTTCTCGCTCCGGGCGGCTGCGGCAGCGGAACCGGCAGAGGCATTCGCGCTGTTTTCGGCTTTTGTGGCCTCGGTCGTTGCCTTGTCCACAAGATCTTGGACGTCCTTCTTGCTTTGCAACCACCACGCCGAGGTTTTGCCCGTGATTTGGAAAAAGCTTTCGACCTCTACGGTGTCGTTATAGTTGTCATTCCGGGCGTCGGTCAGGATGGGGCGGCTCTTGAGCATATAGCCCCGGTCATTGGTGATGCACAGCACGATGCTGACATGGCCCGGCACGATCAATGCGTGGCGGTCGATCTCGCAGGTCACGACATTGCCGGACGCAACGCAAGCGTCGCGCTTGCCTGTGTCGTCCTCAATGGTGTCATACCAGCCCTGATTCTGCTCGCCGAAACCCCGGTACATGATGCTGTAGACCGCATCAGCCGGGGGCGTGTAGGCCGCGCCGGAGCGGTACAGCGTCGCCTGAAAGAACCGACTCTGCGCGTCGCCCTCCATGGCTTCGAGGTGCTGCGGCAAGCCGGGGTTGTCAAAATCAATCTTGATCTGCTGCATCGTCTTCCTCCTTTTCCGGTTCCGGCAGCGGCGCATAGGTCAGCGTCTGGCCGTCCCAAACGTAATCCTCCCCGCCGTTGCGGCACTCCGGGAACTCTTCAAAAACGCGCTCTCCTTCCGGCAGCGGATTCGGCACCACTTTCTTGTACAGCCATACGCCGCCGGAGATGCGGCCATCCGGGCCGATTTGACACTTGAAAAGATAATCCTGTTTTTTCATGTTCGCCCTCCTACATAAAACCGTACATTTCGTAAGGCACACAGACGGAAGAGTTTTCATCCCATCCGTCGGTGCCGGGGCTCTGCAAGCTGAAAAAGGTGCTGCCCGTTGCTGTGATCATTATGTATTTCGATGTGCGCTCATATCCGGGTCCAAAATAGACGCCGGAACTGGATACGATAACATCCCGCCGATGAGGGGTGTTCCATGCGTACATCAAAGAGTAGCGTTTTCCGTTGACCGGAATCACAACAGAGGTCGGGCCAGCACTGCCGCCGTGCGCGAGCCATGTCGAGCCTTTGTTGCTCTCGAATGTGATCAGCACCGCAGAGTAGCCGGAAAGGTCGATTTTGAAGGTCTGGCTTCCCATCGACCCATAGCCCTTCCAGTCGCCGATGGGGCGCTGGTTGCGGATGCCGCTGAACTCCAGCCCATCCCGGTTGATGATGTACGAGTAATCGCCGACGCCGAAATTGATGTCTCCGTCTGCTTTTTCGGCAATGTAGTTGGTGGCGACGCGGCTTGCATCCACGGCGCGGTCGTTGGTGGTAGTCACGCGGCTGCGCTCGCGCACCGTGGTGCGGGCGAGCTTTTCTTTGACATTGCCCACTTGGATGGAGTCGTACCGATCCAGCAGAACGTTGTAATCCGTTTTGGTGACACGGGCCAAGGCGCTGACGCCGAGGCGCAGGTAGCGAACTTCTACCGTATCCCCCCGCAGGATGATCTTGCTCTGGCCGGAGCCGGTGTACTCCACGCACTTTTCCAACTGCACATAGCTGACCGTCAGGCTGACTTCAATCTTGCCGATCTCGTTTTTGGCGATAAATTCCTGCGCCGTCTTTTTCATACTGGCGTCGGACGGGGCCTTCTCGTAGTAGCTGGTCAAGTCCAGCGGGTAGATTTTTCGGTAGCCGGTGATCGTGGACGCTTGGATGGGCGCGAGGTCGTAATACTTGCCTTTCTCGGCGTTCATCCAATAGGGATACACGTGAGTGTAGATGTCCTCAATGTTCTTTTCCTGCGTCACGTCCAGCAGATTCAGACCGTAGGCGATCTGAACGCCCCGGTTGGTCGTAACCTTCCGCTTCAAAACGCAGCTCATGCCGTCGAAAGACCACACGCCGTCGTAGGTATCCGCAAGGTTGTCGCCGTTGCTGGAAAGCATGGCCGCGCGCACTGTCATCGGCTTGCTGACCGAAAAATCCCCGCTCGTATCGTAATCGGCGGAGATGGAAAACGGACAGTCGCCGACAATGTTGCCCCGCAGTTTGCTGATTGCTTCGCTCAGGCTTTTCGCCGTGAAGGGCTTGACCACGCAGTTGTTGAGGTCATACGAGATATGATGTGCATAGGCCTGCATCCTTCCGTCCATGGGCCGCGTGATGCGGTAGATGCGAAAAAACTGCCGGTTTTCGTAGAGGGACGGCGCGGCGCTGATCAGCTTTCGCTCCAGCAGCTTTTCCGCGTGGAGTCCGGTCATCGGGTAGATGAGGGTCAGGTCGAACGCGCCGTTTTCTTCGCAGCTCACCGTACAGCTCGTCGCGTCCTTTAGTGCGCCCCAACCGTAATTACGGATGGAGGTCTCGCTGTCCTCGTGCAAAATAGGGGTCATAATGTCCACCACCTCGGTGTCAGTTTCACGCCGGTCACGCCGCCGCTCCAACTGATCGTATTTTCGCCCGGCTGTAAGCTGGGCCATGTGCCGCCCACCCGCGCGTTGGCATTGGTGCCGCCGGTCAGGTAGGCGTCCCAGTTTTCACAGTCACAGTAGAGCGTTTTATTCGCCACCGTCCCCACCGCAAAGTCCACGCCATTGACCGTGAACTTGCCCTCGGAGCCGTTGCCGGTGATCTCCAACCACGGCAGCGCTACATGATCCAGCGGGTTGAGCAGCGTCTGGCCGCTCTGCATCTGCATCGCCTGATATCCCACGACCGAGAAATGGCGCGGGTCGCAGTCGAACTCGACCGACAGCCGCCCATACTTGTCGAAGAGGTTGGAAATGCTGCCGGGCTTAGCAATAGCCAGATAGAAAAAGGCCGGGTCATACCCGTCCGAAAGCTGGTGCGTCCCCGGCGTCCCGGCCAGCCATTTTTTGATCGTCCGGGCATCCTCTGCGGTCGGGTTGCGCCCGTGGAAATAGAGCTGATAGGTCACGGTCACGTTGTCGTAATAGCCGAGGTCGGCGTGGAGCTTGCCGTTCCGGCCCGGAACCTCATACTCTTCGTACTTGGCTTCCGGCACCGGGATGTCCGGCTTGTGCTCGATATGGCAAAAATACTCGTCAGAGCTGTGGCCGTTAAAATACAGGTACTTCTCCATTTGCGGAGGCCTCCGAATTGATCATCATTTGCAGTCGGTCGATGGTGTACTGGGCGATCTCCTCTGCGTCCTGCCCCTCGTGGGGGTAGATATTGACGTTGATGCCGCCCATGCTGATCCGCCGGAAGGTAGAAGCAGCGGTAAAGGCCGGGCTGGCACGCCCGACGTCGTAGGTCATCTGGGTGTCCAACTGGCCGGTCATGCCGCGCACAGCGTCCCGCAGCCGGTAGGCGTTGCTCTTGATGCCCTGCGCCATGCCCTTGACCATGTCCGGCATCCACTGCTCGTACTCGCGCAGCGGGCCTTCATCCGGGCGGGAGAAATGCAGGAAGCTTGCAACTTTTCCGGCCAGATTTTTAGCGGCAGTTGCCAGCTTGCTCCCGGCAGTTTTTAAACCGTTTGCCATATTGGTTGCAAGGTCTTGGCCCCAGCCGTTTGACTCATTTGCAAGGCCCGAAAGATTTGTGCCGATCAAATCCCCGGCAATTGAAAGGCCCGCGCTAACAAGTGCACTGACCCAGTTTCCGCCGGAACTAACATATCCGCTTGCGCCAGATACCAACGCATTGACGGCCATGCTTCCAATGTCGATGTCCTCGAAAAACGAATCGCTGGCCCGGTATCCTTTTTTTAGGTCTGAGAACCATGTGCCCAGCGGGCTTTTGCTCAGATTGGAGGCGGCCTTTTCCAGCCCGCCCACCTTGGTGTCGAGGTCGAGGATGAACTGCGAGAAGCTGCCCACCGTACCTTGAATGCCCTTGATCTCGGTCTTCAGGCCGGTGGTCTTTTCCTGCACATCAGTCACGAGGCCGTTGACGTAGGTAGTCGTGCGCTCCACCGTCTGCGCTACACCGTCCACCATGGCTGTGTAGGAGTCGGTCACAACATCGGTGGTGGAGACCACATTTTCTTTGACTTCGCCGGTCGTCTGGTCGATGACCTGCTCGATCTGCTTTGTGGTCTGAGTGGTGCGATCCAGCGCGCCGATCACGCCGTCCACGCCGTAGATTTTTTCAGCTTTGGAGCTGGTTGATGTCTTCCCGGCAGTGGTGACGTTTTCGACCGTAGTTTTGCTGCTCTGCTCCACGCCATCCAGCAGGGTGACGACCTGCTTATAATTTTTCTGGATGCCGTCCACCATTTCCGTCCATGTGCGGGTCACGGTCTGGGCGGTCTCTTGGGTGGTGCCCTTGAGCTGCTTTGTCGTGCCGTCGTAGACGTTATACGTGTTGTCAGCGGTCTCCGTCACCTGCTTGATGGCTCCGACGATGTTCCCGGTGCCTTCCAGCAGTTCGGTGTTGGTGTCCGTTACACTCTTGGCCAATTTTTTCTGGTCGGCCGCAGCTTTTTCCGGAGTCGTCCCGGATGTTGTCGTCCCGGATCTTTGGCTTCTGGTTCCGCCCCCCGAATTACTGCCGGTCGGCTTGGTTACGGTCGGGTGCAGCCGGTCATATTGCTTTTCAGTAGTCGAGATGCCCTTCCCGGAATGCGCCGCCTGATGGCGGCTGTCACTGTTTCTCTGGGAGTTGGTATCAGACCGATAATCCTCATAGCTGTCATACTTGGCATAAGCGTCCTTTCCCAGCGCTTTGTTGAGCTTATAGCTCCACTGATCGAGGATGCTGATTGCATTTTTGCCAATGCTGGCCAGATGGTCGCCCAGAGAAGACATCTCATTGATGACGCCCGAAATGAGCGGGTTCAGCGACGCAATTTCTGTGGCCAGCCCGACCCAGCCGTCCGTTTTGTATGCCTCTGCTGCGGACACGGTCAGGTCGTTGAGGTTGCCCACCACGTTTTTGACGCCGTCGGTCAAGTCCCCGGTCATGAGACCGGCCAATTGGGTCGCGTTGTCCGTCAAGGTGCTCCATTGTCCGTTGAGCGTCTCGCTCTGAGTGGACATGGAGCCATAGTAACGCCCGCCCTCATCGGCGGCCTTTTCCAGCGCAGCGGTCAGGTCGTCATAGGTAACGGTCATGTTCTGGACTTCCGCCGTGGTTTTGCCGGTGTAGTCCGCCAGAAGGCCGTAGACGTCAATGCCCGCATAGGCAAACTGCTTGATGTCCGCCGACGTCGCTTGGCCCGCGTTCCGAATCTGCTGCAAGTTCTGCGCCATGCGGCTCAGTTCGTCGTTGCCGCCGCCGGTAGCAGAAACAGCGTCGCCCAGCGCAAGGATGACCTTGCGCGAGCTGTCCGCATCCACGCCGGTGGAGATCAGCAGCTCATTGGCCTTCACAAGGCCCGCCGTGTCAAAGGGGGTCTTGGCCGCATCCTGCTTGATGTTCTCCAGCGCTTGCTCTGCCGCTTGGCTGCTGCCCAGCATGTTGGTCAATGCGGTCTGGTACTGCTCCAACTGGGCGTTATAGCTGACGCCCGCTTGGATGACCTTTTTCCCCGCAGAAAGCAAGGCGCTGCCCACGGTTTCATAGGCTTTTGCGGCCAGCGTGCCCGCCGTGACGGAGGCGGTCAGGCTCTCGCCGGAGCTTTTGGTCTCAGACGCAAACTCGCCCAGACCGTTTTCCGCGTCGGAAAGGCGGCTTTTGAGGGTCACCAGCTCGGTGCTGGTTTTGTTGACCGCCGTGCGGAAGGCAGACGCCTGAGTGCTGGCGTCACCCCACTTGGTGACCGCCTTTTGAAGCATTGTGTTTTGTGCCGAAAGGGCAGATTCTTGGTTCTGGATCTGTTTTTTCAGCACCGATGCAATGGAGGTGGCCTTTTGCTGGGCCGTGGCGTTTTTGCCAAGGTTTGCCGTAACCAGATTCAGCTCGGAGGAGTATTCCTTCTGCTGCTGGATGATGTTTTTCATCTGCTTGCGGTATTCGCTCTCGCCCTCAACGCTGATTGTGGGGCCGATGTCCGTTCTCGCCAAGTTCTACCACCTCCTTATCGGATATTTGCAAGCTCGTCAAGTTCAGCGTAGACCTTTTGGTCTGCACCGTTTTCAATTTGCATGCACGCCATGTAGTCCAGCATTCGGCCAAGCGGGCACGCGAGCACCTCGTGCTCGTTCATGCCCAGCTTTCGGCCATAATACAGGTACCACGTTGTGTTGAGCCGGATCACATGGCGGTTTCTCCGTTTTTTACGCTGTTGTCGGGTGCTACCTCGACGTCGCGGGACGAGCCGCCCTGCAAGGCAAGGGCAACAGCGGCCCAGATGTTGTGAACGATCTCAGTGCCGGACAAAATGGTCTGCAAAACGTCTACCTCCGGCACGTCGGGGGTGGATTCGCCTTTTTCGCCCGAAAAAGCGGCGCGGGCGGCAAGATAGTCCTTGCCCGCCTTGGCCAGAGGCAGGAACGCAGAAAGGATGGTGTGCATCATTTCGCCCAACTCTTCTTTATTGGCGTGGTCAGTGACGTTCTGGCCGATGGCCGGGATGCTGCCGAACGCTTTTTCAAGCTCATCTGCCGCGCCGACAGTCAGGCACAGCGGGAATTTTTTGCCTTTGATCTCTGCCCAGACAATGTACTTGTCATCCATGGTTTACTCGCCTCCCAGAGCCTTCTTGATAAATGCAACTGCGTCGTTTTCCGTTTCGAACAGCTTTTTGGGGATGATCTTCCAGCGGTTTTTGGTGCTGTCGTCCCGCATGATGGTGAAGTCGATGTCCTGAGTCTGCCAGTCGATCTGATCTTCCTGCGTGGAAGCATCATCACCGGGCACCTTGCAACGGCACTTGCACAGCACCATTGCGCCCCAGTAGCTCTTGCCGTCCCGCTGTACCTTTTTCATCGCGCCGATGCCGATATAGGGCGGATCCATGTCCGCGCCATATTCCAGCGTCTCGATCTGGTTTGCATCGACAGTGACCGGATCACCGGCCTTGAGACCCATCAGGAAGGCCTCATCGTCCGGGGTCAGGCCGTCGATGGTCATGGTGCCGGAGCCGTCCGTGAACGCGGAGCCGGTCTCCGTCTCGGCCAGCCGGTCATCGGCATAGAAATTATTGTCGTCGCTGGTCGAGATATCGGTGCTCATGCTCACCGAGCGGCCCAGCTTGTGCACGCTGGTGTAGCTGACGACGCCGTTTTCTGCGGCGTAGAGCGCGACATGGATGTTGGAAAAACCAGTCGTCACAACGCTTTTGGGAGTGGTTTCAGCCATTTTTCTTTCTCCTTTCAGAGTAAAAAAATAGGAAGGTGTCCACTGTGGACACCTTCCGGGGTGTTATTCGTTCATGATTTCTTTGACCTTTTCGTCCACGGCCTTTTCCATGGCCTTTTCGGTCTCTTTCCGTCCCGCTCGTACAGTCGGCGCAACAAAAGGCGTCTTTTTTCGGATGCTTGTTCCGCTTTCCAGACTGCGTGCGATCATTGCATTGGGCTGGCCGTTCGGGTATTTTTTGGTTTTGATGCGATTGTATCCGTTGAAGCCTGTTTTTGTGTTCCACGCCAAGCCGTCATGGTTAAAAGTTGCAATGCCGAATCCCTTTTTCAAGTCTTCTGCTTGAGTCGGGGTAAGACCTTCCAAAAGCTTTTCCGCATTTGGATTTGCGTGAAACTGTTCTTTTCCGGGTGGCGGGTTATGAATGGGAATCTTGTCGATGGCCGCAACGATTTTGTTGCCCATGACTTTGGCCCCGGCAAAAACACCGGCCTTGCAAACGTCATCCGTATTTTTGTTCAGCTTTTCCAGCTTTTTCAAATACTTGTCAACGCCGTCTGTCCGGATTTTAGCCACAACCGGCCACCTCCCAACGCCACTCATAGTGCCAGATACCGCGGTCGGCCTCGTACTGGATGCTGTTCAGCCGCCACGCGATACAACCGGAGGCGTCGAAGGACTTTTCCAGCGCCTCCCGCCACGGGTCGAATTCCTGCTGGGTGAACAGATCGGTGGTACCGGTAATGCAGCCCTCGACGTGCTTGCCGTCAGCCTCAAAGTCAACGGTTCCGTCTTCCTGCCAGACAAAATAGCGTTTGGATTTCAGCCGCCCGCCATGGCTGACCTGATCGGTGACAGCGGCGTGGGCCGCAATGATGCAGTCACTCCACTTCATCGGCCTTGTCCTCCTTCAGCCGGGCATCGAAGTCTTCTTCGACTGCCCGCAGACTAATATCCATTGCCGCCGGGTGACAGCCCTCCACCATCTGCACCGTGTCGATGCGGTAGTGCTGGCCGTCCTCGGTCTGCGCGACGTCTTGGCTGCTGATCGGAAACGGCGCACGGGGCACCCGCACCACACGGACGATCTCCGCGAGGTTCTGGCGGCTCAGGTACAGCCGATTGATGCCCAACCGCTGCTCCTCGTACATGGTCGAAAGCTTTTTCTTCAGCTCAATCTTCGGCTGGTGGCCGATCTCGGCCACGTCCTTCGCCGAAAAGATGCCGATGACGCCGGAGTTGAAATTCTGGGAGATGTCATTGGTCGGTCGAGTCGGAAGTTTGCGCGGCATAGGCAATCACCCGCCTTTCGTTCTGCGCCGCCAGAATAAGGTGGCGGTAGTTGTTTTCAAAAATGTCCGCTGCGCCGTCGCGGGCATAGCGGACATAATCCATCAACAGATCCCGGTGCATGCCGGGCATGGTATAATCCTGCGGCGCGCCGATCTTGCTGTCCAGATAGGACATACCGCCGACGGCAATGCCCCAGATTTTCGAATCTGTGACCTCATCGGCCCATGTGATATCCAGATAGTTCTTGATATCCGGGAGCAGCACTTCCCGGATACCGTCCCAGATGGTCGTCATGGTCAGGACTTAGAGACAGTGACGGTATACTCCTTGGTGGTGGTACCGTCTTCCGCCGTTACCTTGATGGTCACGGTGTTGGAGCCTTCTGCCCACGTTGCGGCCTTGCCGTTTTCGATGACCTTTGCGCCGACCTTGACCTCAACCGTTGCGCCCGCATTGGCCGGGGTGGCAGTGATAACGTTGGAAGCGGCAGTGGTCGAAACGGTGTAGCTGGTGGTAGCCGCACTGAAAGCCGGAGACAGGGACAGGTTGCCAAGCTTCAGAGCAGACAGGTTCGCATCGGTGGACGGGGTGGGCGCGGTGGCGGTCTCGACCTTGTAGGTCAGCGGGCGCAGACCGGAAATATCGAGGTTCAGGAAAGCGTTGTTGTCGATGGGGAAACCGTTTGCGTACAGCTTGATGAGGTAAACGCGCTCATCTTCGAGGAAGCGGTTCGAGTCGTCATACTCCAGACGACCGCCCTTATTCATGCCGACGGCGGCGAAGTACAGGCGGCCAATGCCGAACACGGCCTGACCGCGCGGCAGCGCAGAGACCGGGATGATCTCGGTGGGGTACGGCAGGACGTTGTTGCGGTAGGTGCCATCCGGTGCACGCATGGTGGTGGCGGGCATGACCTTCTCATAGTAGTCCTGCGGGTTGACCAGCAGAATGAGGTCGTCGGGGTTGCGATCCTTGCCATTGGCGGTGACGGCCAGCAGTGCGATCAGCTTGCCCATGGTGGTGGGCTCGAAATCGGTGACCTTGACCTTTGCCTTTTCGGGGTAGGTGCCGGAAACAACGGAAGCGCTCTCGCTCACGTCGCGGATCATGCCAATGGGCTTATCCTTGCCGTCGCCGGTGACGATGCCCTCTTCGAGGCCGTTGGCAAGCGCTTCCGCAAGGATCGCGCGGATGTAGCGGTCGAGCCATTCGGGGCCGAGGTCGAGCTGTGCCTTGCAGACCGGGATAAAAGCGGAAAGCTTGTACAGGCCCACATCCACTTCCTTGAAGCCGGAGGTGACCTCGTTGATGATCTCAGCGCACAGCTTGCCCCAAGCGGCCTTGTTGCGGCCATCGGTGTTCAGCATCATGCGGATCGCACCGCCGGTCGGGGTGAACTGGATTTTCTTCAGCAGCGGGTGCTGCTCGGTCAGATCGTCCATCACGCGGGAGATGATGGTCTGAGGGAAGGTCACATCGACGTTGTTCAGGGCCTGTTTGGGGTTATCGCTGCGCAGGGCCTCGGTGATCTTCTGGTAGTACTCTTTTTCGTCGGTGGTAAGCTGGCGGACGCCGCGGGCGTACAGCACCGAGTTGTCGAGGCTCTGGCGCAGACCGTTCAGCTCGGCCCGGTACTCCTCGGCATTGATGTCGCCGATGGTCTGGCACATCTCCGTAAAGATATCGGACACGCCGTCCGCGTTGTTGTTCTGGACGGCATCGTGCAGCTTCTGGCGCAGTTCGGTCAGCTTCTGGCTTTTCTGATACATCTCTTTCAGGTTCATGATCATATCTCCTTTTTGAGGTATTCAAAAAGCCGTGTCCACGGTGGACACGGCTTTACGGCAAAATTCAGATTTTGGAAAACAGGCTCAGCAAGCTGTTTTTCGGCGGTTCGGGCGGCTCTTTCGGCGGCTCCTTGGGCGGCGTGCCGGGAATGACGAGCATCTGGCGGATGACCAAATCACGCACGCTCTGGCTTGCTTCTTCGGAGCTGCGGCCCTTCTGGATGCTAGTGGCAAGGCCCATGTCGAGGACTGCTTCCGGGGTGTACCACGTTTTGCTTTGGATGAGATCACGCGCGGCCTGTTCCTTCATTCCGGCATTGGTGAATGCCCCCAGCCCGATCTCGGTCAGTTTGTCCAGCTCGTCCGCAGCTTCGCGGAGGTCCTCGGAATAGCCATAGGTGCCGCCGATGACCGGATGAAAATAGAAGGCGCTCACATTGTTGGCGATGCGCTCCGCACCGGCCAGAAACGGGTAAATGGCCGCGCTGGCCACAAAGCCGTCGGCGTAGGTCTTGACCTGTGCGTTTTTATTCCGCAGCGCGTTGTAAATGGCGAAGCCCTCCGAGACCTCGCCGCCGTAGCTGTCCACATGGACGTTGATCTCGGCAAGGTCTCCGGCCTGTTCCAACTGGTTCGCCAGCCGGTAGGCGCTGACATCGCTCTGTTCCCACGGGTAGCTCGTGATGTCTCCGTAGATGTAGATGTTGGCTTCCTCGCCGGACTGCTGATAGTCAAAATACGGTTTGGGCATTTGCTTGTCCTCCTTTTAGGTGGTAGTGGATGCGGCGTTTTTGGCAATGGCCTCCACCGTCGCAATGTTTTTGGTCATCCAGTGGGTATTGGCCCAGTCGTACGGGAGCGGTTCCTGCCCGCACATTTCGAGGATGTCGTTGGGGCTCCAGACTGCCGAGCCGACGATCTTCTCGACGTTGGCCGCGTTGCTCAGGATGTCGAAATGCTGGATGGTCGAGGTATCGACGCTGACGCGGTCACCCCGCTGCCAGACACGGCGGCCATACAGCTTGCGGTTCAGCTCTTCGCTGATCTGGGAGGCAAGCGGGTCAATACAGGTCGTCAGCCAATGGGTCGCAACATCCTTGATCCCGGCCACGTCTCCCATCACCAAAACAGGCGGGATGCCAAACCCGCGCGCCGTGAAGGAAAAAATATCATCCACAAGCGCCCGGATGTCCCGCGTGTCGCCGCTTTTTCCGGTGCCGTCCATCATTTCGTAATGGTAGCCGTCAAATTCCGGCAGGATGCCGAAATCGTTCTGCAAAAACGGTTTGATGTTGTTGTTGACCATTTCCGCAAACACTTTTTCAAAATCTTTCTGACCGGAACTCACTTGATCCACATGGACTTTCATCCGCTGGCCGTTTTCCCTGCCGAAACTCTTCATGCTGACTTCCAGCAGCTTTTGATAGCTGCCGTATAGCGCATCTACCACGGCCTTGGCGTCGGCGCTGTTCAGCACAAGGTGGATGACCTCGCTTTCCTTCAGATCGCGGGTATAGGCTTCGTCACCCACTTGGATTTGCCGGTAGATGTTTTCCTGTGCCGGAAAGTACGCCGGTTTCGTCCAACTGTCTGCCACTACCAGATTCGGCATCCCGCCGCGCGGGGTGGAAAGGATCAGCGCCTCATTGTCTTTGTAGAGGCGATAAATTACTTTCTGCCAAAACGCGGTGCTGTTTTCGTTGATGTTGGGTTCCACGTTGAGCATATAGTAGTAATCTTTTTTGACCGCTTCCCCGTTCTGGTAGGTCTTGAACTCGCAGTTAGCGATAGCCTTTGCGATGAGGTTCACACAGGCATTGAAGGCCAGATCACGCAGCCGGTATTCCTGCCAGCAGTCCATCCATTCGGCAAGGGACTTTTTGGCCGCTTCCGCATTGATGGGCACATCGGTCGAGGTAATCTGCTGTGCAGGGAGCTTGAGCCCTTCGTTTTTTGGAGCGAAAAAAGCGCCGATTTTTCCGAAAAAAGACATGTTCAAAACTCCTTACCAGTAGATTGCTCCGATTTTCGGGAGCTGCACCTGACCGGTGCCCAGCTCTCCCTCAATGGCCATGGCGGCCACAAGGGCCATAAACGGGTCGGTCTTCCGGCCCTTTGCTTCAATTTTTGCATAGATAAAATTACCGGTATCAACGCCTTGGCTTCGACTGCTGCGGACACGTTTCGTGTTGTTGACGGCCCAGCGCAGATGTGGGGAGTCGCCCCATGTAAAAAGGCCGCGGTCGAAGCAGTCTTGAATGACCGGATCGACCTGCATGATGTCGCTGGGCCGGATCAGCTTGATGCGAGCCTTGTCCTTGGCGTCGAATCCGATGCTTTGCAGCGCCTCGGCCATCATGGTGTAGCGGAAATTATCCAGCGCCAGCTTCTTGATGTTGTACTTCCGTCCTGCTTCCCGGATGTAATCCGTCAGCAGATAAGGTGAGATGCTCACATCGTCCACATAGGTGCAGCAGCCCATCTCGCACCATGTTTTCCATGGGGCCTTGATGCGCGGCAGCGTGCGGCTGTTGGCGCATATCCATGCGTGGTTGATATCATAGCGCTGATCCCCACGCCGGAAGTGCAGATCGACCGCCGCCCAGTCGTTCAGTTCGGCGTAGTCGATGCCGACGGTGCAGTTCCACCCGCTCAGATCAGGGAGGGGCTTGTTGGTGGCCTTGATATTTTCGTAGTCTGTCACGGTGATTTCCTTTGCGCCCTCTCGAATGCCCATCCGCTTCGTGATAAAATCGCCGTTCTGCTCCGGACGCTCCTTCCAGTCTCGGTATTCGTCCCGAATTTCCTGCATCAGGTGCGGAAGATACGGGAGCGATGGGTTCGCCATGCACCAATTGTTTTCATCGTGCACCTGATCTTTGGAGTTCAGGCAGCAAATGAACGGCAGGAAACCCTCATCCGCTTCACCCTCGAACAGGATGCGGCGTCCGCGGGCAAGATAGTCGTCCAGCGGGCCGTCGCTGACGTCTCCGTTGGACGTAAAAAAGCCCACGCGCGGCTCGGCAACTTTGCCTTGACCGGTCACGAAGACTTTGATGTTGTCGTAATTCTGATATTGGTGAACTTCGTTAAAGATGACCGCACCGGAGCGCATACCGTCGCGCCCTTTCGGGTTGTTGGTGCGGCCCTTGACTTCGCCAAGGTTTTTTCGACCGCGCAGGATCTCCTTTGTGTGGTAGTAGTATTTTGATAGCTTCGCTTCCCACTTCGGGTTTTCCAGCGCTTCGACAATGTCCTTGACGGGGGTGACGGCTTGTTCCTCATTGTTGGCGCAGATGTCCACATTGTAGTGAGGCACCGGGTTGTATGGGCTGATGAGGGCAGCGGAAGAGACTGCGATCACGCCGTCCTTGCCCGCGCCACGGCCCACCATGGCAAATAATGTTTTGAAGCGGGGGGTGGTGCGGTCTGCGCGGTAGGTGCACAACCACAGCCCCAGCGCAAACGTCTGCCACGGAAAAAGCTGGTCATACGGAAAATACCGGGCGAGTCGGAAATATTTCCTCATTCGCTCGGTATCCACGTAAATATCTTCTGTTTGAAAAATACGCCGGATCAGAGCAGCAAGAGCGTGCTGCTCTTTACAGGCGCGGGGTTGGTCGGCCTCCACCTGCTCGATATACTCCAAAATCTCCGGGGGAATGTTACAGCTCATCGTCCTCATCGGCCTTAGCGGCCATAAACTTGAAGGTCTGGACAATGCGCAGCAGCGTCGAAACGGTGGAGTTCGCGGCACTGGCCGTCTGGTTATAGATTTGGATCGCCGGATTTGCCACTTCGACCTCCGCCCCTCTCGGCGTGATCTTCCTGACCGTCAGTCCGTTTTTGTTCATGTCGTCCTGCGCATTGGTCAGAAGATCAAGCTGTGTAACGTACCGATCGAGCGTAGTGCGATACAAAAAGTTTGTATCGCAGTTCGCGGCCTTCGCGGCGTCTTCGATTTCCTGCAATTCCTGCCGGTATTTTTCACAGGTCGGAACCGTTTTCATCCGTTTTGCCATTGCGTTGTCCTTTCTTCCGTTTTTGTGCAAATTGACCATGATTCCCGCGCGTGCGCGTGCGCAGGAGAAAATCTCGACAGGCAGGGGACACCACGAGTAAGGCAGGGCCGGGTCTGGGCCGTTTTTCCGGGAGGGGGGTGGGTCATCTCTTGTATGACTTCATAGCCTCTTCTACCCCAATTTCCAATTGCTTTCTCACGAATTCCGTTGCCATTTTATCATCCATCTGTTTGTCCGGCTTTGCAAAATACACAGTGACCCAGCCAACAGAAGCATCATAGCATCTTCTGGTTTCAGGCTCGTTCATAGTGATTGCAACCGGAACTTTTCCTTTATACGCGACATTTGCCATATTAATCCCACCTCTCTTTTGTTAGTGGTTTGTCTTCCCTACACTTGCGCAGCCGCTCCGGGTGGCAGACTGTCTCGTGGCAGTCCTTGCATACACTGATAAGGTTGCGCTGTTGGTTGCCTCCGGCATCCTGATACCAGATATCAAGCGCCTTGTCCGGTGCGTCCTTGACGTGGTTGACATGGTGCACAAGGTCAGCGCGCCGGTATCGCCCGCGCTGCTTGCAGATCTGGCACTCGTGCTTGTCCATGTCCAGCACCTCATGCGACAGCCGAACCCACTGCGAAGAACAGTAGAACGGATGCACGTCACCCGCCGCAATCAGACCGCGAAGCCATTGTAAAAAGGATTCGGTCATTGCTGTCACCTCAATGCGTCCGGCGAGATTCGAACTCGCGGCCCACGGATTAAAAGCCCGCTGCTCTGCCGACTGAGCTACGGATGCATAAAAATAAGCGGCCCCTTTGCGGAAGGGCCGCTGCATCCAGAACTTTCGCGGCCGGATGCCCCGCTATTCGCGCCGCCCCCTCAAAGGGTGCGCGTCTGGTGCTGCCAGTTGGATTTGAACCAACGCCCACACCGCATTAACTTCTGCGCTGGCTAAACGCAGAGCCATGGGTGGTGTGTATCGCCAATGTTACCTTGCATGTACCAGATGCAAAGCGCTCTAGCCCACTAAGCTATGGCAGCATATCGTATAATGTGTCCACAATGGACACCCGCCGGGTGAATGTTTTATCGTGTCGTGCGCCGCTGGGTTTTGGAGCGGACGGCGCATGTCCCATTGAACACGTCGTTCCATCGCCGTGCTATGCTTCCCGCCGGGAGTTTTCGAATCCACAATGAGCGGTCTGGGTGTCTCACCCAGTAACCGCATTTTCATTATACCACATCAAAAACGGACATTCCGGACAAATCGGACATTCCGGACAAATCGGACATTCCGGACAAATCGGACATTCCGGACAAATCGGACACGGGATTTACGTTTTGTCGTTATTATCTTGAGCGCAATCAATTTGATCTCCCATTGCCCACATCAACTGTTCAAAAATTTTTTCATAGATTTTTTGAAATTGTTCGTCTGGCTCAGCCACTGAAAGTCCATTATAGTAGCCCCTCAAATAGATTACTCGTTGCTCCATCTTCTCGTAGTTTATGCAACGCATACAGTTCACCTCGCATTCTAATTGATTCACCGTTCGACTCGCATACAGCGGCGGACATTTTTCATTTTCCACCGCCGCCGTAATTATCGCACATCAAACAATTTGTTTTTTCTTTTTTGCAAATGCAACTATCAACCCCGTTGTTTTCTCAAAACGCAATTACAAAGCTTTCATCGGAGACAATATAGTTTGCAATTTTTTCAAGGCGTCGAGTCGCTTCGTTTTCCGTGAGACCATCTTGAATAACATAAATTTTATCGTTTATCGTGTCAGCTACAATGGAATATTTTTCTTCGCCCGTGGAAAGTTGTTTGGTATATAAGCATTTCATGCTCACAATATAATCCGCATTGATAGTCGCTTTACCGTTGTTCGCAATAATCAGTTTCATTTTACTCCTCCTCTAAAATCATGTAGATGATGTCATCGAGTTTTTTCACAAACTCGTATGCTACGTGCTGAACCTTCCGTTTCAGCTTAATGGGTGCTTGGTCCAGAAGAGCGGTGCCATCGTCGTTTTTCCTCCACCAGAGCCTTTTCCACATTGGGCACGCCGGATTTTCGCAATCATAGTAGTGTTCCGAAAACCCTATCCACGTAGGTTCTGCCCAATCGTGATATTTTCTGAATTTACATCCGGCGCATGGATTTTGATGTTTTTGTTCTTTTGCGATTTTTTCTTTCCATTCGGAAACGCTCAGCACTTTGACTTTTTTCTTGCTCTTTGGATGGTCTCTCAGCCAAATTGGGCAGGTATGATCAGCGCAAACAATTTCCTCAAGCCGATTGTTTGCATAAAGTTTTTCGGCTTTTACACAAATCTCGCATGGGTTTTTATTTTGCATTTCGTAATGCAGCGGATTTGACACAACTGCATTTTTGTGGCGTTCACGCTGTTCCTCATCCATTTGCCAAATATTTGCGTAACGAAACATATCCGCATTTTGCTCTCGATTAACGGATTGAGAATTCATATTTTTTTGTTCGTCTAAGAATATTGCGTCTCGAAATTGCTCCGCAGAAATCATCCCAGCATTGAGTACTCGTATAAGATTCATGTATGCTTCTCTGTCCAAAATCTTACCTCGCATTCTGGTTGATCCACCGTTCGACTCGCCGACGAATGGCCTCTGACCCGATATCCACGCCCTGCTCCATGAGCTCCACGGCCACATCCTGCGGCTTCTTTCCCTGTGAACAGATCGCCGTCAGCAAGGCCCGGAGCTCGCAGTCGTCGCAGCTCTCAATGAGCCGCTGGCCGTACAGGTATTTTGCCTTTTGGTCGGCGTTGATCTCCTTGAGCCGCCTGATCTCATCTTCCCGCCGGGTAAAAGAGGCATCCGTACCCGTCACGGTCGCATGGCTCAGGATACAGGCATTTCCCTCGCCGCTGGAAGACTTGACCACATCGGAAGCACTCTGTGGTCCATCGGATTGCAGCGCCTCCAACTGTTCAATGCGCCGCTGGCGCTTCTCGATGTCGTAAGGCATGGCATACAGCTTCCGTAACTCTCTCGGTTTCAGCGGCGTCATTGTGGTTCCTCCTTATTTCAACTCAAAATATTGTGTCAGCAGGTCAGTGATCCCGGAATAAAACGAAATCCATCCACAGGTATAAAACTTGTTATCTTGCAAAATGATCGCATAATCATCGCAGGTCTGACCGGCTTCTCTTCTGGTTTCATCCACACGTTTCCAAAGCTTCGCCCCGCCGGGAAGAGGCTGTTTGTAATATTCAAGCCCAAACTGAACATCTTCCCATGCCAGTTCCCACGGCGCATCTTCTTTCAGCGTTTTTTCTGCCAGCAACCGCAGTGTCTTCTTTCCGCGCTGCTGTTCTTCCTGCTTCTGGGCCGATTCCCGGTGTGCCTTTTCCACGGCTGCCCGGCACTCCGGTGGAAGGTTCCACTCGTCATAATCTGGGTTTTGCGGTATCGTTTCCGCCGCTTTGGGTGGGCAATCAAAAACAACAGGCTTTTCGTACACCGGTTTATCCGGTTTCGGGGCTTTGGCTGCTTCCTGCTGTGCCATCCGCGCCGCAATAATCTCTTGTGCCCGCCGATATGCGCCCATCAAGGTGATCTCCCCTGCCCGCAGTTCCCGCTTTGTATCATCGCCGCAGTTTTCCGAGATCGCATTCAGCCGGGCCGCCGCCCCCGCGCTCAGGCCGAGAATTCTGCACAGCTCATCCCGCACCTTGCCTTCGAGCTGGCCGTTTTTCTTGCGGCGCGTCAGAATCTCCTTGAGGGCCTCATACTGTGCCAGACGTTCGCCGTCGGTCAGCTCGCGGGCGGTGGCGTTGGCCGTGATGAGCGCGATCTTGTCGTCATCGTCATTCTTGAGCTTGAGGATGACGCAGGGCAGCGCGTTGAAGCGGGTATCGCCCTCTCTGGCCAGCTCCTCGCAAGCGGTCAGACGCCGCTCGCCGCCGATCAGCTTGTAATTGCCATCCTCCAGATCGACCACTTCCAGCGGCTGCCGGATGCCGTTGGTCTTGATATCCTCTTTCAGCCGGGAGACATCCCCGATGACGTAGATTTTGTGGTTGTCCGGGTTGACGATGATGTTTTTGCGGTCGATCATGACCACTTTCAGCGGCGGCTCCCCCGCCGGGGTGGACGGCTGTGCGTCCAGAAGGCTATGTAATAATCCGGTGCTCATTTTTTCGTTCCTTCCTGTGCCGCTTTCTTTATCGACTCATGCATTGACTCTCTGTACGTCTTTGTTTCAAGTCCGGGGTAACAACTCCAAGAAAAAACTTCTATTTTGATCCCATTGACGCTTTTCCAACCAGAATCTCGTGTTGTTCTAAAATATATTGCCGGCTGTGTGTCAAAACCCACAACATTGGCTCGTACTGGGTCGCTGCTCCAAAATTCAATGAACTCTCCGTCATCACCAACCCAACTGTGGTGGTTCAAATCTGGAGGGTCATCTGCACCATTCCATCCTTCAGGGATTTCGACTGTTTCAGAAATTTCACGCAAATTATTGATGTAATTTTCCAGTTTGTCTACAAGAGGAACTATCAACTCTATCAATGCTTTTGCGCCTTTGATATCCAAATCACTTTTCATTTCACTTTCCCTCCGCAATCTGCATCACTCTCTCCGCCAGCATCTTATACTGCGCGGCTGGCCTACATTTCGGCGCGTACTGGTACAGAGGCCGGTGGAACGCCTTGGATTCCTTGACCCGGACGCTGCTGTCGATGTGCAGCACCGTGCCATCATCGGCCCGGAAGGTCGGGATATCCAGATTGACGAGCTGGTTGATGGTCTTGGTGGAGTAACGGCCCCGGTCGTACTTGGTGGCCAGTGTGCCCATGATCTCCAATCGCTCGTTATACTCGGCCTTGACGGCCCGGATCTGTTCCATGATCTCGCTGAGGCCATCCAGCGCCCACTCGTCGCAGTCCACCGGGATGATGACCCAATCGGCCTCGACCAGCGCGTTGATGGTGGCCATGTCGATATCGGGCGGGCAGTCGATAATGCAGTAGTCGTATTCCGTTCGGTAGGGTGCCAGCGCCCGCCGGATGCGGTCCTCACGCCGACGGGCCAGATCAAACATCACGCTCTGATTGGCGAGCAGCAACTGCATATTGCTGGGCGCGAGGTCGATGTCCGGCCATCCGGTATGTACGATGACATCGCTGAGCTTTGCGTCCAGCGTCAGCACGTCGGCGATGGTCTTCTGGTGTCCACTCTGGACACGCTCAAAAAACTTGGTGGTGTTTGCCTGTTTGTCCAGATCCATGACCAGCACCCGCCGGGCGTAGATGCCGGACAGGATACAGGCCAGATTGCAAGCGGTGACGGACTTGCCGACGCCGCCCTTGAGGTTGATGATCGCGATGGTAGCCATGTTTCTCATTGTGGGTTCTCCTCCGGTTTTGTTATGTTTGGGATTGATTCGACGTTTTATGTTTGCGGAGTCTGGCAATGGTCTGCTCAAACGACCGATTTGCAAAAGGATCGTTCCCGCTGGGTTCTGGCCGGTCAACGATTCCGCGAGCCGCCCGCACTGTGACCCGGTTGCCGGGCCCCCAGCTCTTTGGGTGGTCGAGGACGCTCCATCCGGCCTCGATGCTCTGCATGATGCTGGCGATCATGTACTCTGTGCGTTGTGTCGTTTTTGATTCATCCGCCAGATGGGTCAGTTTGTCGCAGACGGCCCGCGCTGCCTGAGCGTCCCAGACCTTGCCCCGCCGGGATGCCCGGTAGGCGTCGAACTTCGTCAGGGCTTCCAGCAGAGGCTTGTCCGCTCCGGCGTACTCCGCGAAAACATCCTTCGGGGTAGGCCCGCCCCCCTGTGCGCCTCGCGCGCACGAAGGAGTAGTATACCCAGTAGTATACCCAGTAGTATTACTGGGTGGCGTTTTGCCACTACCCCCCGTGGCGTTTTGCCACTGGTTCCCGTCGCATTTTGCCACTAGTGGCATTTTGCGACTAGTGGCGTTTTGCAACTGGTCGGGCGGGTGAGATTCCGCCGGATTTTCGGGTGCGTCGGCCTTGCTCTCGACGGTCTCCTTGACCTCTTCGGGCACCTCGGCGACGTACCGATTGACCATCTGACCGGCTACAAGTTCCTGCCGTTTGGAGATCAGTCCCTTGCTTTCCAGACGCTTGAGCACCCGGATTATTGTTGCACGATCAGCGCCCAGCCAGCGGGTCAGGTAGCTAAAACTGCCCTTGTATTCGCTGTCGCCATCCTGCGAGAAGCCATAGATCAGAGCGTAGGCCAGCAGCTCATTGCCCTTGAGGTGGTACTTGTCCACCATCCAGTCGAGGACGAGGATGTAGCTCTGTTTTTTCGTCGTGTTTTTCATATTCAGACCTCATCGCATTAGATAACTTCTTCGCAAATTGTTCCCAATTCTTCCACATCGGACGGGGGGAAGACGAGTGAGGCTCCATCATAATGATATTTTTTTGCCTCCCAATCCTGCTTGAATTTTTCAAAAGCGTTTTTATACCGAGGAAACGGATGAAGTTGTTCCGCATAATAGGTTCCCATCATGACTCTTTCATCATCTTCTGATTTCCAACTATCCAGATGATAGCTCTCATGATTGTCATACTCCCACAATGAGAGCTCAACAACAAGGCCAGAAAACGCATCGTTCATTTTTTTGAGATTCTCAAAATCACGATAAACGAGGCCCTGCCCTTTGCACGATTCGCGGATTTGGTCAATGCTCTTGTCACCTGTTTTTAGGCGGCAACGAACAACTTTTGGGCGATAAAACATCTTTATTTCACCTCCATCAGAACGGCAGATCGTCATCATCGGAGATCACCGCAAAGTCGTCTGCGCTGCCCTGCGAGTAAGCGGGAGCGGGTTCCCGGTAGCCTTTGGGCGGCGCTTCGCCGCCGTCATCCACGGGCTGCCCGCCGGGCTTCTTGCCTCCTGCAAAATTGATCTGATTCGCCAGCACTTCAACCGCGGTGCGCTTGTTCCCGTTCTTGTCCTGATATTGGCGGCTTTGCAGGGAGCCTTCTACGGCGATCAGACTGCCCTTCTGGAAGTACTTGCAAATGAACTCCGCCGACTGCCGCCATGCGACAACGTCGATAAAGTCCGCTTGCCGTTCCTGCCCCTTCTGGGCGAAATTCCGGTCGCACGCGATGCGGAAGCTGCACACATTGGTACCGTTCCCGGTGGTGCGCAGCTCCGGGTCTGCGACGAGCCGCCCCATGATTGCTACAACGTTGAGCATTTCAGATAATCCTTTCCCGTTTCTGCCATCCAGCGCTCGTGCCCATACAGTGACTCAAAATCCCGCTGGGCCTGTTTCTTCAGGTCGAGCCGGAGGTGGTGGTCAAAATGGGCGCTGTACCCCGGCTCGTTGTGGTGGCGGTGGCACAGCCAGACCTTCAGGCCGTACCGCTCCGCCATGGGCCGCAACGGGCCGTTGAGCACATGGTGCTCTTCCAGCCCGGCCACCGTGGCCACGTTGTACTTTTCCCGGCAGACGTAACACTCCCGCCGGGTCTGCATGATAGACGCGCTCATTTATTCCGCCTCCATCATCGGTGGCTTCGGCTGTGGCATCCAGTGGGTGACCTTCGTGTTGAACAGGCCGCCGCTCCAATCATCCCAGCCGACAAAGTTTTCAGATTTCACATACCGGACATTTGCAACGATTCGCCCATTTTCCGTGTAGACAAGAAGCTTTTCGCTCGACTCGTATTCAAGAGGCTCTTCGTCATCATCACCGTCCTCAACAACATGGTGCAAAGGGGGAATTTCGTTGGCTGAGTGCCAATTCCGGCAAATGCACTCATGCAGTACTGTGGGAGTTGCGTCGATACACCGTTCCACATCTTGCAAAGTGTGGATATAGCCCAAATTTCCCTCCAAAAGTAACGTGTCTTTCAGGTCATCTGCATCAATTAGGCGTTTTTGAGTCATTTCCTCGGCACCTCCTGCCATTCCTGCCAATATTGTGTTACATTCGGATCGTTGACGCCCATTTCGGCCAGACGGTCAAAAATGCCGTCAATAAAGGCCGACATCTGGGCGCTGGTAAAGCTGCTGGAGCCCATCGACGCCTTGACAGTGCAGCGGTCATTGTCCAGCAGCTCCACAATATGCACAAGTCTGTAAGCATTGCGCAGGATGGGAACGGCGGCCACCGGAAGCTCCAAAAAGTCATATTCGAGGCCGTATTCTTCCAGCATCTCGATATAACAGGCCTCCGGGGTCGTGCCGCCCGCCTTTCCGGCGTTGTAGTGGTCGGCCATGATGGTGAGCAGCGCCCACATCATGCGGTTCTGCTCCAGACTGCGCTTTTTCCGCTGCCGCTCCACGGTAATGGTCAGCCGCAGCGGGGAGCCGTGGGCGAGGTCGTCTAATTTCTGGCGTATCTGCGTTTTAACAAATTCCGCCGAGTTTTCCACAACGATCTTTTGCTTTGTGGGGTCATAGACGACCGGAAGCTTGCCGATCACGTCGCTTCGGGCCATAAAATCTTTTTACCCTCCGTGGTGGCGAACTGCACCATGGTGATCCTGCCAGCGTCGTCCCGCGCGAAGCGATCCACCCGCAGCGTGGTGCCGAGCATCCAGCGCTTCTTGTCTGCGCTCTCCACAATGGGCACCTGCGCGGTCTTGAGCAGCAGCTTGCCGACATCCAGCACGTCCGAACCGGCGCCCCAGAGCGCCGCAGCGGCCAGAAAGCTCGTGATCTCCTGCATCTTGGCCGGGTTATTGGCCGGAATCGACATAGCGGCGGCGTCCTTGTAGACGTACTCGCCGGTATCGGGCGAGTAAACGCCGACCTGACACCAGAGCTGACTCCCGGCATAATACCGGCGCATACACCAGCCCGCCGGGCCGTAGGCGTCATCCAGCAGCTTGCGGACAGCAGCGTCATCCGGGAGCAGCATCACGCGGGCCGCATCCTTATCCACCGCCAGAGTGATAACGTGGCAGCCCTCCGGGGCCGTCTGCGCGGGTTTCGGCACTTCGACCGGAAAACATACCGGCTTCGCCGAAACGCTGCCAGAAGCGCCCGCAGACGGCGCACGCCTCCGGGGACTATTTTTTGTGGGCATCCAAACCATCCTTTCCTTTTTCAGTTTTGCGCTCTCGCGCTCTGGCAGCGGCTCTTGTTTTACCACCTGCCGCTATTGGTGTAAAACCGGAAAGTTAGCTCTGAAGTCCTTCCTGCATAGCCGTTTCCAAAAGACGCTGGAGATCTTCCAAAACATCCACGTAGATCTTTTTCTCCCGGCCGGAGATGCGCTCATCTTCCCGCCGACACTGATACTTGCCTATCAGATAGCAGATCCGATCGCGGGTCGGTGTGCCACGGTCTACGCTGTCCTTGACCATCTGGGCCACCTTTTTTCGGGCGTTCGGTATTCTCGCCGAGGCAGTCCAGAAATCCTTCGACTTCTCATCCCATTCGTCGATGTTCCGTGCGCGCACCGCATTGTCGCTTTCTGCCATGATACAATTCCTCCCTTACTCTTCCGTAACATCCGAAATCTTGTCACCTCTGAGGATATAATGGTTGTGTGCCGCCGCGATCCAATACACGATCATTGCGATGTGGCTTTGGTGGGTATTTTTTACGGCGACAAATCCGAAAGGCTTTTCGACGGCCAGCATATCGGCGGCCACATCATCCTCAACTTCAAAATAAGCCACAGATTCCAATGCTTTCAGAGAAGTAAGGTGTTCGTGGTAAGTGTAAGTAACAGCAAGTTTTTTCATTGTGGTATCCTCCAAAATTTCAGTATGTCCCAAACTCTTGATCGAGCAGGGTATCCAGCCGGATCGTGTTCCCACGGCCCTTTCCCTTATCGCCCGCCATATTCGCCCAGCCGTACGGGTAGCGCTTGCGCACATACCGGGCCGGGATCCCCATGCACACGCTGACCTGTTCCAGCGTCAGCCGGATGCAGCCGGTTTTTGCAAAAATGGCTTTATAACTGTCGTGCCATGCGTCGTTACGGTTAGATTTCGCCACGGTCTTTCAACTCCTTCTGTCTGCGTTCAAATTCGACTTGCTGGCCGTAGGTGCGGCCGGCCGCGATGGCGCGGGCACATACCGCGCCGATGCTGTTGTCTTGAGTGGGTTTCTTCGGGTGCGGAAAGGCCTTGCGGGCCTTTTCTTCCAGCGCCTCCCGCTCCATCTTCTCCCTCATTTTCTGTTCGTAAAGGCGCTTTTTCTTCAAAACCATCGCCTCTGCCGCACGCTTGCCGAGGCACGCCGGGCAGTATTGCCGCGTTGGGCCTACATTGTGCATCTCTGCCCCGCAGGTCACACAGGTGCGGGTGTATCTCGCCGTCGTTGTTTGTGCCATCACCGCGCCGTCCTTTCCATGCGCCGCCGGAAAGCGGCACGCCGCCGGGCGTTGTCTGCCCGTTTGAACTTATCCCACTGGGCCAGCAGATACGGCCCGCCGATCACCAGCGGGGTCAGCAGGAACACCAGCAGCAGCGTCTCGGTCATCTGGGCGTGGTAGGCGTCTCGGCCAAACATGACCATCAGGTCTGCAAATATGTAACAGGTCATAAGATCAACGCACCTCCGATTTTATAGGCCAGCATGAAAACGATGAGCAGATAGGCGGCCCACCCGGCAAACACGTCCCGGCGCGGCCTCGTTGCGGCGATAAACAACAACGCGCACAGGCAGCCGCCCGCCAGAAAGCACATCATACAAGCAAAAATTGCGCTCCTTGTCATCCGCTCACCCCATCCCCAAAGCCCGATCGATCAGTGACCGGGGATTATCGTTCGTATAATTGCCGCTCATATACCGGTTGATGACGCTTCTGCTGAGCCCGGTCTCGCGGGCAAGGTCGTTATATGTCCAGCCGCGCAAAGCAAGCTGCTTGACGGCCTCCGCCTTCCATGTGACGCTGAAACTTGTCTGCAACGTTTTCCACCTCGCTTGTGTAAAATGTTTCCCAAAAAGGCTAATAAAACATTGCCAAGCGAGCGGAAACGGACTATAATAGACTTGCGGAAATCTAATTACGTCTGTTTCGGCTTGGCAACGCTGTTTCCTTTCCCACGGTCAAAATGGGAAAGGCTGCAAAAAGCGCTGTACGATAGCGCCTTTTGCCGGTTCGGGCTCATGGCTGAAGCCAGCCCGCGCGGTAGGGTAATCCAGTATGTGTGCAAAGCAGCTTTCTAGGAGAAACCCTTGAGCACTCAAGCGGTCTGAGATGGGGTCTCGCTCTTGAGTACGGTATTATTATAACTCTCTAAAACTCCCAAGTAAAGAGAAAAAAGAGAGTTTCAAAGAGTTTTGGAGATGTGCACAAAAAAGGAGGTGATATTTTGTTTTATGAAAACTATGTAATGTACTGCAAAAAAATTGGAAAATCAAAAACCGATGTTGCGAAGCAAATAGGAAAAACTTCGAAGTCGGTCACAGGATGGAAAAACGGAGCCGTCCCAAGAAACGATACTCTTAAAAAATTGGCCGACTATTTCGGCATCACCGTCGAGGAGCTGATGGGCACAAAAAAAGAGCCCGCCGGGGATGGCGAGCTCAATGAGGATATGAAAGAGTTTGTAGAATTGGCCAAAAAGATGACGCCTGAAGAAAGAAGCGCGATTTTGACGCTGATGAAATCCAAAGAGGAAAATTCAGGCAACGGCTGAATCTTTTTTAGCTTGGATTTCCCTCATAAGCTTCAGGGCCTCTTGGATTAGCTCCGGGTGATCTTGAAAATAAGCTAAGAATTCTTCAACCGTCATCTGTAACACCCCTTTTTGTTGTATTTCTTGGCTTTATATTACAACCAAACTATAGAAAAAGCAAGAGAAAAGAGAAAATTAAAATGAAACTTGTAAAATGTGGCAAAATTGCGGTTGCAAGTTTGTGCATGGTAGATAAATCTTTTTGAATTTTAGGAGGAACTTACGATGGCAAATATATGCCCTGTTTGCGGTGGAAAAATGGGCCTATTGAATCGGGAAAGAAGCGCCGATGGGCTTATTTGTGCGTCCTGTACGAATTTCTTTTACTCGAAAGTCGGTTTTAGGGCCTCAAAATATCCAACAAGCACTTTAGCTTCTTTTTGGAAAGAGCAAGAAGAGCGTCGAAAAAATTTCAAAGAAACCGATTCCATTTATGATGCAGATGCGCTTTATGTTTCCGTGGATGAAGAAAACAGGCTTTTTTATTTCGGTCATCGCGGTGGAGATAAAGGGCCACGAATGATTTACTCCTTTAATGAGGTCAACGGATACGAGTCAGACGCAGATGATTTTACGGTGACGCAATCCAAGGGTGGGATTGGCCGCGCTGTTGTTGGAGCTGCTATCGCCGGGCCGGTCGGCGCAATTGTTGGAGCTTCTACCGCAAAATTAGAAACCAGAAAAGGAAAAAGCAAAGAAAATGTGACGATTCATTTTGATTTATCACTCGGAAAGCAAACACTGTCGGTGCAGACATATCCCGCCGGGATGACTGCCTTGCTAAACAGTTGCATGGAAACAAAAAAGTCTGTTGTGCCAAAAACAGTTCAAAGCGTTGCGGATGAGCTTTTAAAATTCAAGCAGCTTTTGGATATAGGTGCAATTACAGAAGCGGAATATAACGAAAAGAAATCGCAGCTTTTGGCAAAATGATCGTAAAACGTCCCTCCGGGTGACGACGGGGCACAGGCACTGAGAGGCTGATAAAATGAAACTCAAAAAACTAATTGCTGCGCTGTGCATTGTGGTAGCATTGACCGCGTGTTCTTCTGAGAGTGAGGCTCCCGCAGCGTCAAAAAATCCAGAAGCACAAGCACCCGACAATAGCTCTTCTTCATCGCAGCAGCCGGAACCACCGGCTTCCTCCTCCTCTCCTTCCCGTATTGATTTCACCGCATACCCTATTTCTGACCCGGCAGCATGGTATCGCACGGAAGGCTATAAATATGCTTATATGCTTTCCGAAAACGGAGAAGTGAGCAAACCGTATGCCATTCATGTTTCCGTTTTGCCAAAGGTTCCAGACAGTAACACGATTTATCTGGATGGCTTTCCGTTCGATATGAACTTTGGGGCAAAATATGCTTGGGACGGAAGCAATCTTCGGCAAATCAGCGTTTCCAACGTCAAACCTGTCCCAAAGGAAAATCTGACTTACAAGCCGGGCTATAAGTATGTGTGCGCGGTCGGACTCTTTGGTGATTTAACCCCCAGAAAAAATGAATGGATCGAAGGCAGCAAGGTGGAAGCGTTCATGAAAAGCGAAAATTCGTTGAAAAATATGAGCCTTGTTGCGCTGGACGGTGTGCTGCTGAATAGCAACGGTCTATTGGCATATCAATCTTATTGGTACAACGGAAATTATTATTGGGTCAAGCGAAATTAAAAGTGTCCACAGTGGACACATGAAAACCCCGCCGCCGGGTGACGACGGGGAAACGAAATTAGTTGTTTTGGCTCCACTTTTTTGCGGTAGCGCCGAAAATAAGGCCCAAAAGAAGCGATGTCCAATCAACTTTCGGAGTTCGGAAAGGGACCTGCTCCCCCGGAAGGAGGGGCGAACATCGGGAAGCCGTGAAAGGGATACAGGCTTTCAAGATTGTAGCCCGTAGTAGTTACCGGTGCATTCTCCGTAAGGTAGCGGTTGACGGCGCGAAGAAGCTCGATACGAAGGTCGAGCTCTTCGGTAGTCATGCCGCGCGCTTCCATCTCCGAAAGCCAACGACTGACATCATCCAAGCAATCTTTTTTCATCATCTCAACAGTTTTTTTCGTGCTCATAGAAATATCCTCCTTATAGTTCAACAATGGTTCCGTTGATATCGGCCAGCCGATCCGCCGGATCACGTCCGGCATCGAGGTCGTCGCGGGCTTGCTGTGCGAGACGCAGCATTTCGTCGTAGACCTCGGCGTCGGCTCCATAATTAGCGAGTACATAGATGAGCTTCAGGGTACGGTTGCGGGCGTATCCCAGTATCATAGTATCGGTCGGCATGGTCATTCCTCCCATGGGGCCCGGACGCGATCCGGATCTTTTGGTTTTGATGCGGGCATCCCGTCGATGATCTCCATATCGTCGGGTACATACATAGTAGCAGCCATTATTTTTTTACCTCCTATGCTGGTTATTTTTTACAACTTTGTTATAACATAGGTTGATGTAAAATATCCATTACAGATTTTTGCAAAATCCTGTAATGGAGAAATTGTCGAAATGGGGGCGGGAATTATGAACGAATATGATAAACGAATTGCCAAAGCTCTGGAAATGGCGCGGGCAAAGGCAGGAATCAGTCAAGAAAGGCTTGCCAAGCGGATGGGCGTAAGCCGCCCGACCATTGCGGGCAGAGAGCAAGGGGCATCCCCTGTCACGCTGGCCGATATCATCGATTGGTGCGTTTCGTGTGGAGTCCCGGCCAAGCGGTACACAGACGCCTGTATCCATCCGGGCTTGTTGGAGTATCTGGAAGACGACATCACCACCGAAGAAAAGCGGCAGATACTGCACGCAGTGGTGGATGAGATGTCCAATTATGAGGTGGATGGCTGGCTATACCTCTACTATGGAGATCATGGGTCTGACCCGCTGGGCGTCCTGACCGAGGTGCTTGCCAACCTGCACACCACGCTTGCGAGCCGTGTGGCCGTATGCTCTACCATAGGGACGAACTATGAGCTGGATCATGCCAACGACCGAGATCCAGACCCAAACGGCATACAGCCCATTATGTCGATCATGTATCAAGCCCGTGACTGCGGCACCGAGGCAGCCCGCCGGGGCGATGATGCGTATTCAGTGAGGGATGTGAATAGAGATGCCGAGAAAAAGTAAAGGGATGCGCCCGGATGGGCGCTGTCAGATCAAGCGAAAGATGCCGGATGGAAAATATCGCTTTTTTTACGGAAAAACAAAATCTGAAGCAGAGGCAAAATACAAAGAAGCACTAATCCAAAAAGCGGAGGCCGAAAGTAAGGCAGAGCTTTTTGAAATTGTTGCTGCTGATTATTGGGACAAGTTGCTCAAACGCATCATAGACGGGACGGATTCAACATATAGGTCTAACTATGAACGTTGCGTCCAATTTTTTTCGGGCAAACGGATGGATGAAATTACGCCGGTCATGATCGTAAGTTTCGGGCAGTCTCTCAAAGATGAGGGGCTATCGACAAGCACGATCCAAAACGCGGTCAGCATCTTGCGAGGGATTTTCCGGGGGTGGCGGCTTGCAAGCGGATCATCTTACAATCCGATGCAGGATATCAAGTCCCCCGCCGGGAAGCCCGCGGCTATCCGGGAACCACCTACAGACAAGGAGCTTGCTCTTTTCCGGGCGCATCCCGAAGGGTTTGGGCTGTGCGCATGGATGCTGATGTACACCGGCTGCCGTCTGGGTGAACTGATTGCTCTCCGATGGGAGGACATAGATTTCGAAAGCAACAAAATCTATGTCAGTAAAAAAGTGTCATGGTCAGGTGGCGGTGTCAAAATACAGGCCCCTAAAACCAATAACGGCGTCCGGGTCATCCCGCTTATGCCCCATCTCAAGCGAGAGATAGAGCCGCGCCGGGGCAAGCCGACAGAATATATCATCGGCGGCATGGCAAGGCCCTTAACCGATGCAGAGTATCACAGCCGATGGCTTGCGTATTGCACGAAGCTGGGGCTTGTTCAGCCGAGTGATAGCAAGACAAGATACAGAGATAGCCGCCGAGGCCCAAAAGCGGCTAAAAATCCATTGCCGCCTGTAATGGAGCCCACCGTTACGGCTCACCAGTTCCGGCACTCGTTCGCGTCGGACTTATACGATGCCGGTGTTGGAGTGCTGGAGGCAAAAAAGATCATGGGTCACGCGGACATCTCGACAACGTACAAAATATATACTCATATCCGAGAGCGCAAGCTAAAAGATGCCACCGAAAAAATGATTAAATTTTATGATGATGAGGATAAATAAAAGTAGTCAAGAAGTAGTCAAAAACAATAAAATAACGAAAAGACGATATGCGCAAAAGGTTCGACTCCTGCTGGCGCAATTATAGGAAAAAGCGCATGATTGCTGGATTTTTAGCAGTCATGCGCTTTTTTGTGTTGATTTTGAATTGCA